TGGGATCCGTTAGAAGAAGTCATCGTAGGCAACTGCAATACTGAAATACCATTAGGTTGGAATATTGAATCGGAAGCACGTCCTTTAATAAATCGAATATTACAAGAAACCAAAGAAGATTTAGATAATTTAGCGAAAATCTTACAAGGACTAGGAGTGAAAGTTCATAGACCTATACCGCATCAATTTCCAGAGAAAATAGAACTACCGACATTTAGCGTGTTCTATGCTACTAATCCCATCGTTCCGAGAGATCAATATCTAGCCTATGGAAATACTATCTATCAAACGTATACCAGTATGCCTGATAGATATTTTGATTCATTTAATTATTATGAAATATTTAAATCCATGTACGATCAAGGATACAATTGGATCAGCCAACCGCCTCCGATGATTAATAACTTTGAAGGTAAGAAATGGTTTGTTGACGGACCAACAATCTATGGAGAGGATTACAAAGACAAGGTGTTGTGGCATGCTGCTACCATGTATAAGTGCGGTGATACATTAATAACCAATAACGCAGGCCCTGGGTCTCAGGCAGGATTGGAATGGATGAAGCGAAATATTGATACTAACTTCGTCAACAATTCCGGAACCATAGTAAACAATTGGGGTCATATAGATCACGGCTTCTACATGATCAACGATGAAACTGTGGTTTGTATGAGCGAGACCTGGATTCCTCAATGTCTAAAAAATAAAAAAATAATCAATCTCGAAGGAAAGTTTGATAAGTTTCCTTATCAAGATTTTTTAAAACAGACCAGTAACGTTAAAAATAAAAATCATATGTCTCTTGAATGGTTAGATACTTGGTTGCAAGAATGGAAGGGATACGCTCAAGACGTTGCTTTTGAAACTAATGTGTTGGTTGTAGATCCGCAAAATATCATTTGCTCGGCTGTACAGCCAGAAGTATTCGAACTACTCAATACATTTGGTGTAACCTGTCACGTGGCTCCGATTAGACACGGACTATTTTGGGAAGCAGGCATACATTGTTTGACTCTTGACTTGAAACGTAAAGGTGATAATCGATCTATCGTCGCAAAGAGTTAACAAGTCTATCCTGTAGCATTTGAAAATATTCTTGATCAGCATTTAACGGAATGATCAATAACAAATGATCAAGTGATGGGGTCCACAACCCCGGGTTCAATCCGTTGGCATAATATGTTTTCTCAGCGGTGTCGGGAGTGTTGAGATCGAATAACAATCCATAATTTGTATAATCGTATATAAAATTATGATTTTTTAAATATTCCATTACCTTGACAGTTGAACTTAGTGTATCATTGAAATTTGCTAACAAGTTTTCTTTTTCTAACACTTCAATGTATTTCGTTGTGCAATATATTCCACTCAACGAAAAACTATAAGTGAATCCATAACTTAGAAACCCATGCTTTACAACTTCGTTGACATGTTCAGAAACGAAACAGGCGCTCAGCGGAAAGTATCCTCCTGAAAAAGATTTTCCACTTGTAAAAATATCCGGCGCATGGGTTTTTTTAAAACCAAAAAATTCACCAGTTTTACCTCCACCTGTGGCAATGTCATCATATATTAATAATATATCGTGTCGTTTGCAAATTGATTTTAATTCATCCCAAAAATTTTCACTGTATTTTTTTAGATGATTAGACCAACTGCATGGCTCGATGACCATGCAGGCAGCTGTATTTTTATAAGATTCGATCTCTTCAAGCATCTGTTGTTCGGATTGTTCTCTTGTAATCTGCTTGCAAAAAGGATGAGGAGTCATACTTTTCGCCATGAAGCTTAAATTTCCAATACTGGCAGTAAGATGCGTACTACCATGGTATGAGTTTTGAATCCCTAATATATCGTTACGTGTTTGATTCTTACACTTATGATATAACATAGCAACCTTGATAGCACCTTCTACGGCATCACTGCCCGACAATGCAAATACTGATCGGTATCCGCCACTCAGAACAAATAACTTTTCTGTGAGATTAATTACAGCTTCGTTGGTTGTCATGTATTCACCGCTGACGAAAGGATTCTCTAGCATCTTCTCATGCACGTATTCAATGATATCGTGTCTATCAAACCCCAGCAAAAAGGCGCCGCCGTTGCCTAGGCTTAGGTCGATGATTTCTTTATCATTTTCTATAAAACCAAATCTGGTGTATCTTTGTATTTTTCTGGTTTGAGAATGATCTTTATTTTCGTTAAATGGGAAAAGTAATTTCAAGTTTTGAGTGTTCATAGGAATTTTAATTTGCAGGGTATTTAGCTATCGATAAATATCGTAAATGAAAAAAGTCTATTTAATACAGGCAGAGATTACTTCTGGCCCGTCCAATGAACACTATCTGCCGTTTTCAGTAGGCTGTATATGGGCCTACGCTAATCAGTTCAGTGATATTCAAAACAATTTTATGTTAGCGGATGTGATTTGGAAACGTGAAGGACAGCAAGATGTTTTGGATAAAATAAAAGATCCTGACGTAATAGGCTTTAGTACCTATGTTTGGAATCACAATTGGAATCTCACGTTAGCTAAAAAAATCAAACAACGATGGCCTGATTGTTTGATAGTGTTCGGAGGCCCTAGTATTAATGAAAGTTGGCTGATACATGATTTTATAGACGTTGCTATGTTCGGCGAAGGTGAAATGGCATGGGCAGACCTTTTAAGAAAGTATATCAACAAGGAACCAATCGACCGCTATTGGAATAATCCTAGACAACAGGATATAGCAGAATTTCCTAGTCCGTATACTGCAGGATTTTTTGACAAAATTATAAAAGAAAATCCAGATGTCAGCTGGTATATGATGATCGAAACCAATCGAGGGTGTCCTTATCACTGCACATTCTGCGGATGGGGTGCAGATTATCTTAATAAATTAAAAACGTTTAACCTAGAAAGAACCAAGGAAGAAATGGATTGGGCAGTGACTAACAACATTCATTGGTTGTTTGTTATTGATCCGAACGCAGGCATATTAAAAGAACGTGACGTTGAGATCGCATGGATGGCTAGACGTGCTATTGAGGATCCTGTGAGTAAAATTCGTAGAGTCACATTTAATCATGCCAAGAATCTCAATGAAGCTTGTTTTGAAATAGAAAAAATAATACAAAAATGGACCTATGGATTGGAAATGGCTGTGCAAAGTATGAACGTGCCTACTCTAGAAGCCAGCAAAAGAAATAACATGGGAATGAATAATCTAGAACGTGCCTATGCCCTGTGTCAAAAGCACGGTATAAGATACTATACCGAACTGGTATTAGGTCTTCCTTTGGAAACCAAAGAAACATTTATCAACGGGCTTTTCACTATCATGAAACTAGGGCAACATGATTCTGTAAAAACCTACCCATGCACGGTTATTCCCAATTCAGAAATGGCCAGTGAAGAATATCAAACCCGTTACGGGATAAAGTTAATACACCCACGAGACATGTACAGATCTAAAGAAGAAAGAATATGGGACGATGAAGATCACAGCTGGGAAGACATCGCTATGGTTAGTGCTACAAATACCATGAGCAGTCAAGACATGGCAGATACATTAGCCTATCATTGGATGTTGGCACAGTTTCATTATTCTGGTATTACCCAGTTAACTTCTAAATATCTATATCACATGCATAACATAGAATATAGAGATTTTTATGACCGACTATATCAATATCTCAAACAAGATACCCTAGGCAAAGCATTGATAGATTCTGTTGAAGAAATCTTGACAAATTATTTTACACATGGTGAAGTTCCTAATCAAGAGAAATATCATAATGTGGTTGCATTAACTCTGCCCGAAACATACAAATTAAACTATATCATAGAGAACAAGAAACATTTTATTGGCTTAGGTTTTACTGTAGGAGAAAGTTTTAGAGAAATAGAACAGAGTATTGTAGACTTACAGACAGCATTAATGAAAGACGATAGTCAAACTTATCCTCACAAGATCTATTCTATTATAGATGTTGATAGATGGGTTTATGAATTCAGTGAATATGAGATACACAAACACGACCCAGTGAGTCACATGCATGATCAAATGTATACTAAATTTCTTATGAAAACTGATATTGTTAATATTAACAATCCATACCAACACCAAGACGTTGAAGATACGTATGATGGGAACAAAATTGCTGCACACGCAACTATTCCTATTATCCCTATTGTCAGCACAACAGCAGACGGAAGAATTTTATGAACTTAATTGGTTTTAATAATTCTAACATAAACAGAATGTTAGACTCTATTGCAGGAAAACATCTGCTGCCTACTGTGTCCTTGTGTCATCATTGTCACAGGCATATTCCAGCATGGCGATATGAAAAAAACAACAAAGTCTACATGGTAAAGAGTTGTGCTATTCACGGCATTAGCCATCACCTGATCGAAAATGATTATGAGTTCTACTCGGGGCTGTACTATACACAAGATAATCCCAAATACAATATGAATGGCGGAGTGCTTATAGAAGGCAGCGATAGATGCAATCTAGAATGTCCTCACTGTTATCATTTGCCAGACAATGAAGTCAAAGATCCGTCTATTGAAGAATTGATTAGACAAGTGCTAACTATGCCATTGGGTGATCCGGACGGTGTACATCGTATCATACTTGCTGGGGCAGAGAGTACTCTCAGACGAGATTTTCCAGAAACTGTGGCTGCTATACGAGGGCTTCACCCAGATATTCATGTTAGTGTACTAACCAACGGCATTAGATTCAACGACAGCGATTTCTGTAGACGTAGTGTAGAAGCCGGACTGCATGCTGCCAACATAGGACTAAATCATCCTGACTATATCAACAATGAAACTGTGAGAAGAAAACAAATCACTGCCATAGAAAACATGATGAAGGAAGATGTTTCTATAGGATATATCGGATACACCATGGTAGGATTCCACGAACTAGATTACATACTAAATGAAATTTGGACCAATGATTGGACTCCTAAGACTTTCAGAATCAGACTAGGAGCCGAGATTGGTAGAAATGCTACCACTGAAGTCTCCACAGTCAGTGATTTATACAATGCCGTTGAGCAATGGTGCCACGTTCGAGAAATACCTTTTAATAGAATCATCGAAGCAGACAACAACATATATCATGTGATGGTCGAGATGGGAGATAAATGTTTGCGTTTGATCAACTGGTGTGATGAAACCAACATCGACATGGAAGAATTGCGTAGTGGTCCGTGGTGCAACTTTGTACCTGACGGCATTACAAATTTTCTACATCAGGTTATCCGCCGAGACATATGGAAAAACAAAAGCATACCATTACCCGATGCGCCGCCTCAGCGATACTTGTTAGCCAGACACCCTACAAAAGATCCTCTGGATCTTCTTAATCTACTTTAATTGCTTGCCGATTATCATAAATCGAGTATACAAAGGTAATTCAAGTTCACCTGCCCAATATATTTCTTCTAAATGACATTGTTCTTTAAACTGTTCTAGAGTGTTGGCAGTACGAACGTGTTCCGGAATATCATAGTTGTTGCTTTGTAGTATCAATAAACTACTATAAGGCATACCACTTAACCATAGATCGTATTGGTCTTGTGTGATATGTTCACAGCTGGTATTGATAACAACGTCGGCATCGCTGCGTATTTCACACATGTCTGCGGTAACTGCATGAAACTTTCCTACCATTTCTTCAATCTTGTTCATGTTAATGGCAATAGGTTTGCAGATAGGATCAATGTCAATGCTACGAATGTTAAGTATCGGAACATCGCTTTGAAATAGCATACTGGCTAACACACCTACCCACCCACCGTGAATGTCCACTGTAACAAATTTCTTTACATGGGTACGAAGATTTGTAATCAACCACTCTTTACTTTTAAGCTGGCCTGACCAGAATGCATCCATGGTCCGCATGGGATCTGGACTTTGACGGATAGCCTGCATCCAATGATGTAAATGTTCAGTGTTTATTTGCATTTAGGTATTTTGCTATCTGCTGAACTTACACAACTTTCTGTAATACACGATCGAGATTGAGAAAATAATTTAAAACCCTCGGTTAAGGTGCCTAATGGTGCATCATGACAACTATAACTCCTCTTAACTTCATTACCTCTTATTATAACACTTTGATAACCGGCATTGCAATTCCAATCTTTAAATTTATTAAAACCAAATGCATTAAATCGTTCTGCTTGATCAAATAGATACTCCTTTCCATCTACATCATACAAGGCTATTTGATAAGTGTCTTCACCATTTGCACGTTGTGGAAATCCTGTCTGCATCTTGTGTATCATATCTTCTGTATAACCGTCCACAACCGCACTCGCCGTGGGATTGCTTTGAGGCTTTAGTGTTACATTGATTCCGCGAGCATGAAAACGTTCCATACGAGCATACAACTCATCAAACTTTTCTGGCACCATTACTTGATTGATAGTAACGTGTACTAGTTCATATTGTAACTGTAAACACTTGTCGCCGAACTCTTGCTCCTTGGCAAACTCATCATGAAAACTGGCAGTGATACTTCTGCGTTGCAACAATGCTGTATTGGCACACCAAGTGTTCCACCATTTGCTTCCCGGCGACAAATTGGTAGTCATATGAATACTTTGGTAAGTACTTTCGAGCTCGTCTAGATGTTTTACCAATTCTGGTAATTGTTTATATGCTGTTGGTTCGCCGCCACTGAAACTCCAATGGAATTCATTGAACCCATTTTCACGAGCCTGTCGTTTGATTTCATCTATGGTATTCTTATACACTTCCAGCGGTTGATGATCAATTCGGTCGCTGCGAGCATATGGCCAACAGTATGAACAGTTATAATTACAAAAGCGGCCCAAAATCCAACTGATAGAAAACAGTGGACGGCTCAACATTGTACGTTGTCCAAAACGTACGATATCCCGGAATGGTATCTTTGTGAAGTCTTGCGTCATAATCTGACAGTATTTAACTACAAAAGTCTTGACCTTTTGCGTTTGCGGTTATATACTGTATGAGTGGTCGTGAGTGGAACATGGCATACCTCCGGTCCGTTGTGAAACGCATTTGGGCAAGGGCAACGTCTTAGACATCGCTTTGTAGGTTCGAATCCTACCGACCACACCAATTACTATTATAAGTAGTAGAACATAACTTAAGGAAAACATTATGTCAAACACAGTAGAACAATTAAAAACAGCAATGGAAGAATTCTTGGCAGAAGATGCTAAGTTCGCAGCTGGCAATAACGCAGCAGGTACTCGTGCTCGTAAGGCTCTTCAGGAAGTAGGCAAGGCAGTTAAAGCTCGTCGCAACGAAATCACAGAAGAAAAAAATGCCCGCAAAGAAGCAAAAACAACAGCCTAACTACAACTCAAACACCGTGACTATAGATGGCGGCATCTATGGTGCGGCGTCTGACACCGTGACCATAGATACCAACTATGGTGCGGTGCCTGGTACCACCAACATAGGCGGCAGTATGGGAACTGATACCATCACACTCAATAATACCTTATGGTCTGGTAATTCAATCACATCACCTTATACTATTACTACTACGCCTACCTTCAAGTACTCTAACAGCACAGGTGCTGGTACATACAATTGGAATAATACCACATTGACCAACGGTAGCAGTACAGTTTACATCGATGGAGACGGCCTTAATATGAAGGAAGGTGCGGATATTAAAATTGGTGGTAAGAGTCTAACCGAAGCTATAGCAAAGATTGAAGAACGCTTAGGAATTCTAAAGCCTAATCCAGCACTAGAAGAACGCTGGGAAAAGTTAAAAGAATTGCGTGAGCAATATGTAGAAATGGAACGAGACCTTCTCGAAAAAGAGAAGCTGATGAAGATTTTAAAGGAAGCATAATGAATGTTCGACTGCTCAGTTACAGCCAACCCACACAGGAATTTGAAGACCTTGGCATCGCAGATGCACAGGAACTCATTGCGTATTGCGCCCGTGTCAGCAACCCATCAAACCAACTTAACACAGACACATCAGAAAAACTCATCCGATACTTGGTCAAACACCAACACTGGAGCCCACTCGAAATGGTCTCTGCCTGTATCGAAATTACAACTACAAGAGACATTGCCCGACAAATCTTGCGACACAGAAGTTTCAGTTTCCAAGAATTTTCTCAACGCTATGCTGATCCAACGAAAGATCTCAATTTTGTTACGAGAGAAGCAAGACTACAAGATCCAAAGAACAGACAGAACAGTGTCGAAGTCGAAGATCAACTGTTACAAAACGAATGGTACAGAGCTCAACAACGAGTCATCTACGCTGCTAAACGAGAATACGAATGGGCTATTGCTAACGGCATAGCCAAGGAGCAGGCTCGAGCTGTGCTGCCAGAAGGCCTTACAGAAAGTCGTTTATATATGAATGGCACATTGCGTAGTTGGGTGCATTTTATTGAACTGCGTTCAGCAAACGGCACACAGAAAGAACATCAAGAAGTAGCTGTTGCCTGTGCTAAAGTTATTGCCACAGTATTTCCTCTAGCAGAAAGCCTAGTACAAAATGGATGAACTTAATAAATTCTGCGAAAACTATGAGGTCCGTGTGCTCAACGATTCCAAGCGTAGGGCACGGTACCATCCTCCCCGGTTTTTTACAGATCCGATGCGGGCAGATATAATTCAAAAAGATACAGTCACATACGAAACTGAAAAGGTCTACACAGTAGAAATCCCAGAAGGTAGACTTCGCACCCTAGTCGAAATGGAACGCAGGTTCTTCAACTATGTTGCACATCACGACAAGCCCATTGACATGTTTCAAACACTCATGGACAAAGAACGTGAAGAAGCACATTATAGGTATACCAATCAAGCAGTCCGAAAAGCCTACGAACAATATTCAATCATGCTTAACCTAGCAGGATATCAAAGGAAATTTTAATGGAAAGATTTCAAAAACTAAAAATCATATTCGAAAACGAGATTGGTCGAAAATTAGAAGATCAAGAACTTAACAACACATGGGAAGAACTAGATTTAGATAGCCTCTCTATGATTTCAGTTCTGCGAGATGTAGAGGACGAATTCAAAATTGTTCTTGAATACAATATATTCAAAGATCATAAAATTAACTGCATCAATAACTTAGATGCATACTTGAATAAAATTATATGATTAAAAAATTTATAATATTTGGGTCATGCAACTCGGCAGGGGTTGAATTGTACAGCGATACGAAAATTCCAAATTATGCCGATATGGATCCTATCATGGCTGCTGTTAGGTCGGATTTTTTAGTTTATGCAGATCATGTTCAGAATAAAAAACACAACGAAAATATATCTCATCAAATTGAATTTGAAACTAAAAACTCTTGGGTCAAACAATTATCTAAACATTTTCCAGAAGCTGAAATTATTAACGTATCAGTAGCCCAGAGCAATCTAAAAAACTTTTTAAAAGCTGCTACCTATCTATATCAAAATGATGTGGACAAGGATTCTACCTACATAATCGTCGAGATGACCGAACCAACTGGTTTAACTTTGTGTCAGGATGATGTATTAAAATCTTACGGTAAGCCTCATTTAGAATTTTTCTTAGGTAGCGATGAACAGAAGTTTATGGAGAGCTACCTAGATAAGTATGAAAACGAAAGGTATCGAGCATATCTTGATATTATTAGTTTATATAATTTAATTGGAAATTTAAAATACCAAGGGTTTAATGCTAATTATTTTATTTGGGATAGACAGTTTTGGCAAGACCTAATCGTTGAGACAACCCCTATTAAGATGTTCATGCCATACAGCGATGACACCGATGCACTCAATTCTATGTTCTATGATTTTTTTGAGGGTTCATTGTTAACATCACAACAAGAACAAGAATTAAAAAAAATTAAACTTTATCCGCAAGGCCATTATGTGCCGGTGGCTCACGAGTTGCTAGGTAACTACATTGCTACTAAAATAAAGGAAACATTATGAAATTATGGACATATCTTGATATTCCAAATTGGGAAAATATCAGAGACGAAGTTAATACATGGTTCGCTCAAGAATACCCTAATATAGAAGAAGTAAAAATGCTTACATTTTTACCTAATCAAGTAATATTTAATGCTGTACCTAGTTTCAAACTTTGGCTAGACGAAAACAATATCGAAGTTATAGGGTTTGGCATCTTTACATTTAGGTATACAGAAACAACAGAAAATATTACAGAAAACACATACGGCGGAAATATCGTTCATACCGATCTAGCTAATCCCACAACCTATAGATTTAATATCCCGTTAATGAATACTATTGGTAGTGTCACTGAATTTTTCGATTCACCTATAGAAAAAGCCATCGAAGCAGCCAATGCCAGTGCTACTGAAGACTCTCCAACAAGGATGTGGAAATTTGGTGATGAAGGTCCGTTACTAGATAGCTTTGTCTTAGACCGACCAGCTATACTAAATGTAAAAGTTCCTCACAGGGTGAGAATGACCAACAGACTCCCTAGAATATGTCTTACAGTATGCCCTGCCAACGATGAACAATTATTGAAATTTTTATGATTGGTATTGATATCACAGCCATCGGAAGATTTAAAAGATCCACTGAATCCTTGTCAAAAATTTTATCTACCGATGAACTTTTAGAATATAATAAAGTTAAAAATAAAGTAAACTATTTGGCTGGAAGATGGGCAGCAAAAGAAGCTGTGTTCAAAGCTGCTGGTTTAAATAATGCAATAATACTATCACATTCTAATGGCAGTCCTTATGTTAAAGATCGAGAAGACATTGTGGTTAGTATTAGTCATGAGCGAGCATATGCTGTGGCTGTGGCTGTCCAAAAGACTTAGTTAAAAATTTAGTGTATTGACAGATTTATAGAAAGATAGTATAATTAACTTGTTCAGCAGAATAATCTCAAGGAATAAAAATGCGTAGTCATTATTGGACGATTGGAAAATTTGCAGATTGGCTTCGTGGTACGCCAAAGCTCAAATGTGGCACCAGCGAAGAATGGGATGCTTGGTATGCCAGTTCAGCCAAAGCGCATCCTATCCGTTATTGGATTGCTGAAGAAGGATTGGACCACCTTCAAAAATTTGTCTACTACATTCCGGATAAACTAAATGATGTTCGCTACTATATTAATAACCGCTGGGTTTCTCACAGTCATGCTCTTACCGCACATCCTCGAGACATCAAACCGGGTGCTTGGAGTGATGTCGGCAGTCGCTTTCTTCCTTGCCTGTTCAATGAGCTTGTGGACTTTGTTGAAATAGAACAAGCATGGCATCACTGCATTTGGAGTGATGATGCTAAGACTAAATTTGAAACTCCGTGGTGGCGCAAGGGTTGGCTACGACTACGTACTTGGCGCAGTCCAGAAGCAGGCATGGAATATCTCAAATGGGCCAGTGAACTTACTGTAGGCGAAGATATGGGAGTAGCGCCTGATGGCAAAGGCTACGGCGAACCAACTTATCAAGCCAAGGCCGCTAAGGAAATTATCGAGCTTTACACCTGGTGGACTGTGACTTATCGTGCTCGTCCTGATCCCTATGATGCCAGTGGTTGGACTGCTCACTGTGAAGCTATGCGAGTAAAGTATCCTGGCAGTTTCTTCTCTAGTCTAAACAGCAAGGATGCTGAAGACAAGAAAGCCAGCGACAAGGCTCACAAACTTCTTACCAAGATTGAAAAGGCATATGAAGCAGAAGATGAAGCCATGATGATTCGTCTTATCAAAATTCGCGAAAGCCTTTGGACATGATATGAGCATATCAGATCAACACGAACACTGTATTGAAGATTTGTATGCCAAGTATCTACAGTTCACGGCTGTGATGTTGGAAGAATACAAGGACATAGAGATAGCCGGCATTATGATCACACAGGCGCTCAGCATGTATAGAACTGTGTTATCAGAAGAAGATTATCAACGCATGGTAAAAAGCATATATGAAAGAAGAAATGATGTCAAAACCTTCGACTGAACTCGAGCCACAGACTCCGGCGGAAGGACTACTTAAACGCAACAACTACGGCGATGCAATCACATATCAAGTCACTTGCGAATGTCACGACGCCAATCACGATCACAATGTTTGGGTTGAAGCAGACGATCATCGAGTGACTGTTACTACTTACACCACACAAAAATCCAAATGGTGGAGTCTAAATCGTTGGCAGACTATTTGGATTCTGCTTACCAAAGGTTATATTGAGTATGAAGCCAACATCATTATGACTGAACAGCAGGCATTGAACTACGCAGAAACTCTAAAGAAAGCAATTAAAGATGTCAAAAATTTCAAGCAGCCCTGAACGGCATACCTTTCAAAAGGAAGGATATATCAAGCGCCAAGAAGAACAAGGATTAGAACCTCTTGAAGAATATATCGAAATGTTCAAAACCTGGAAGGAACAAGATGCAGCAAATCTCATAGATCCCGAATGGCAAAAGAACAACATGCAATATGATCTTCGCAGTACCTCATGGATCTGTGACAAGGCCAAGGCCAGTGATACATATGCTCAAAATATCTATGCGGCCATATGCAACAATGACTTTGTCAAATTGGAAGTTGTACCTATTCTTAGACAAGACCCGGACAAAGATTTCTGGAGTGCCTCGTGGAGAAGTGCTGGCGGCATCGTTGCTGACATGCAGGAAAAAGGTGACTACATCGATTGGTACTGCTCAGGCATGGGTGAAGGATTAGGCAATGGTGATCCTGATCATGTTAAAGGATATGTACCGGAAGGTTGCATCACCGACGAGATCCGGAATGATCTTCAACAGCTTGGCTGGGCAGTAGTGCCTGGTGGAGACTGGGAAAAATTTACTTAAGGAGATTGTGTTAGTATCATGAACTTTGAACTTTACGAAGTTTGGGCAGTGGATGAAGCCGGTCACGAAGAATTGGTAGAAACCACCAGCAGCAGAAAAGAAGCATTAGAAATAGCAGAAGTCAATCTTGGATTGGGTTTTATGGAAGCCATCGTGTATCAAGAAGATGAAAATGGTGACCTACATGAAATCAAGCGATTCGGACATGGTTGACAAACTCACAGTTTGGTGCTATAATATATGTATTGTTTAACAACAGGAGTGACTGAATGGTAACCAAACTGAAAAAAGCAAGTATTGCTATCCGACAAAACAAAGGACGTGACCTAAGTCCAAAATGGGACGATCACGAAACCTTTACAGCTGATCAATTTAGTCGACACTTCCGGATGGCTATGAGTTATTATCGTTTAGAAGCCAGCGCCAAAGAACTCAAACCCAAAGTCATTAATTGGATGAGCGATCAGGGCTATCCAAAAGAT